GACTTTATTTCTTTTATGAGAGGATATGATAAAAACCTAAACGAAGGTTGTCAATGTTTAAGAGAAGCGGAATATCAAGGTAGAGAAGTACAACTAGGTAAACCAATGCAAGGTGATGTTAAGAAATTCAAAGTATATGTAAAGAATCCTGCAGGTAATGTAGTTAAAGTAAACTTTGGCCAAAAAGGAATGAAAATAAGAAAATCAAATCCAAAAGCAAGAAAATCTTTTAGAGCAAGAATGAATTGTGATAGTCCAGGACCACGACATAAAGCAAACTATTGGAGTTGTAGGAAATGGTAATATTTGGTAAACTCAAATATTTTCCGTATATTTAGAAAAATAGAATTATATAAAAATGGCAGATAAATCAATATTTAGTAGGTTACAAAAATTATTTTCAACAAATACAATTGTTCGTAAAACACAAGATGGTGTAAAGGTTGTTGATACAGATGAGTGGCAGAATATGACCACAAACTTAGTTGACCGCTTTATGAAAATGAAAGTGACCAACTATGGTACAGGACAAACAGCGTCATCAATGGCATATCAACAAGTTAGAATTGACTTGTTTAGAGATTACGACTCAATGGACTCAGACCCAATCCTATCATCGGCACTGGATGTTTACTCAGATGAAACAACTGCTAGAAATGAAATGGGCAATGTTTTAAAAATTCATCATGAAGATGACCAAATAAAACAATTATTAGAAAATTTATTCTATGATATTCTTAATGTAGAATTTAACCTATGGCCATGGACAAGAAACTTGGTAAAATATGGTGATTTCTTTTTACAATTAGAAATAGCAGATAAATTGGGTATTGTAAATGTAATGGCTTTATCAACATACGAAGTTAGTAGAGTTGAAAATTTCGACCCAGAAAATCCACAAAGAGTTAAATTCATATACGCACCATACCAAAACCCATCGGGTGGATATGGACAAACTCCAAAGAAAGAATTTGAAAACTATGAAATGGCTCACTTCCGTTTAAATTCGGATTCAAACTTTTTACCTTACGGAAAATCAATGATAGAAGGTGCAAGAAGAGTTTGGAAACAATTGATGTTAATGGAAGATGCTATGTTAATTCATAGAGTAATGAGAGCACCTGAAAAAAGAATATTCAAAATTGACGTAGGTAATATCCCACCAAACGAAGTGGATAACTACATGCAGAAGATTATCAATAGTTCTAAGAAAGTTCCATTTGTAGACGAAAGAACAGGAGATTACAATTTGAAATATAATATGCAAAACCTTATTGAAGATTATTATATGCCAGTTCGTGGTAATGATAATGGTACTTCAATTGATACATTAAAAGGTTTGGAATACAATATGATTGATGATATCAACTACTTAAAGGGTAAGTTAATGGCAGCATTGAAAATTCCAAAAGCATTTTTAGGATATGAAGAAGATGTAAATGGTAAAGCAACATTGGCAGCACAAGATGTTAGATTTGCAAAAACAATTGAAAGAGTACAAAGAGTATTAATTTCAGAATTGACTAAAATAGCAATTATTCACTTATACGCACAAGGTATTACCGATGATAGACTAACTGATTTTACATTAGAACTTACAATACCATCAAAAATCTACGAGCAAGAACAAGTTGAATTATATACTTCAAAAGTAGCATTGATTACACAAATGCAACAAACTAAAATGTTCTCAAAAGAGTGGATGTATGAAGCGGTAATGAAACTTGCAAAAGATGAACAAGATGAAATGACATTACAAGTATTGGAAGATACTAAACAAACATTCCGTTTAACATCAATAGAAACACAAGGTGTTGACCCAGCTAAAGAAACTGGTACCGATGAACCAACCAATGTAGAAGAAGAATTGAATAGACTTAAATCGGAATTAGAAGAAGATGACAAAGGTGGCAGGCCGAAAGACGCTGTTAGATATGGTAAAGATGACCACCCACAAGGTAGAGACCCATTGGGTATTAAGACTCTTAAACAAAAAGAAGGGTCTGTAAAATACAAAGCAAGAGATTCATATTTAGAGATATTTAAAGATATGGACGGAAATAAAAAGACTATTTTAACAGAAGATAACACAAAATAGTAATAAACCAATAATAAAATATATTTATATCAGAATAATTGTATAATTTAATGAAAAAAATAAAACATTCAAAGTTTAAAAATACGGGATTCTTATTTGAATTATTAGTAAGACAAATTACTGCAGAAGTAATGTCATCTAGTAAGTCGGTAGCTGAAAAACTTTTGAAAGAACACTTTAATTCTAAACAAGAATTATCAAAAGAATTGAAATTATATCAATATCTTATTAATGAAAAATATAATTCAGAATCAAAAGCTGAACAATTCATCAATACAATATTAGAAGCTCGTAAAAAAATAGACGAGAAAAAACTTACAAAAGAAAAATACAATCTTATAAAAGAGATTAAAGAAACTTATAATTTAGATGAGTTTATTAAATCTCCAATTTCCAATTATAAAACATTAGCATCTATTTATAAAATATTTGAAACAGTTGTAACGGATACACAATACGAACCAACTGACATAGTATCTGCAAGATTTACAATTGCAGAAAATATTATTAATTCTTCTATTCAAAATAAAGATGTAAAACTTAAAGATGCAGTTTTAGAAGAATATAGAAAACAAGATGATGATTTAAGAGCAGTTTCTTATAAATTATTGGTTGAATCATTTAATAACAAATATAGTAATCTTACAAATGACCAAAAAGGTTTATTGAGAGAATATATTAACAATATCAATAATACTGGTAAATTAAGTGAATATGTTTCAACCGAAGTAACTAAATTGGTAGAAGGATTAAAAGAAGTTGGTTCTAAAATTTCTGACAAAGTTACAAAAATCAAATTAGCAGAAACAATTGCAAATATTAGAAAAATTAAATCTGTTAAAAAGATTAAAGAACAACATTTATCGGCAATGATGATGACATACGAATTATTAAAAGAATTAAAAGAATCAATTAAAAAATAAAAAATGAGTACGAATTATAGAGCATTTAATACAAAATTGGTAACATCAGGTTCTGCTGCATTGGTAGACAGAGCTTGGGGAGTATTACCTGTTAGTGGTGTTACTGGTACAATTACATTAGAAGGATTTGGTACGGGAAGTACAATCCATCCAACAATTGCATTAGAACATTTAACATCAGGTCAACCTTTTCCTTGTTATGTTAGAAATGTAACCGTAACTAATGGTGGTTCGGTTTATGTATTAGCTTAAAATTAAACGGATAATAAAATGTCAGAAACATTAAAAACGGAACAACTTAATAAAATAAGAGAAATTGTTCGTAAGATGGTGAGAGAAAGAATGATTGACGAAATGAACACCACAGGTAATATTGAGGGATATAATACCCCATATGCATTTAGTGGTAAAGATGGTGAAAAGAAAAAAGCTAAAAGACAAGCAGACCTTACGGGATATACTCCGGTTAACGAAAATAGATGGTTGGCATTGAAACAAGACGAATCAACCGCACAATCTAAAATTGGTAGAGGTATATCCAATATCAATAAACAATTAAGAGAAATGGAAAGATTTCTTAATTGGTATGGTAAGATTAAGAATGAAAGTGGTGTTAGTAACAAATCTTATTGGAAAAGGACAAATAGTCATATTTATAGTATACAAGAGAGATTATTAAAATTAGACCAAAAAATCAGACAAATTTCAGAATAATGAAACATACAGAATTAAAAGAACTTATTAGACAAGTTGTAAAAGAAGAAAGTGATTACCAACAACTATTCAAACATATGTTAGATAGAACAGGTAAGACTATTCCTGATATGTCTGATGCAGAAAAAGTTAAATTCTTTACTGCAGTAGATAAAGCAACTAAAGCAAAATCCGAAGGCAAATTGACAGGATACAATGAAGCAGAATTAACCGCAGGTCAAAAGAAAATTGATACCGATGGTGATGGTGAAATTGAAGGAAGTGATTTAGCAGCATTAAGAAATAAAAAATAATGAGTAAAGGATTATTGATAGAAACACATTTGTTTGAGGCAAAACTTCAACAAGAAGAAAATGGAACTTATTTAGTTAAGGGCATTTTGCAAAGAGCAGGTGCTCCAAATCAAAATAATAGAAGATATCCAAAAGAAATATTAGAAAGAGAGTGTCAAAAATATCAACAACTTATTAAAGAAAGAAGAGCTTTGGGTGAATTAGACCATCCTGAATCTCCTGTTATTAATTTAAAGAATGTATCACATAACATTAGAGAAATCTATTGGGAAGGTGATGATGTATGTGGAGTAGTAGAAATACTTTCAACACCATCAGGTAACATCTTAAAAGAATTATTAAAGAACAACATACGTTTGGGCATTTCATCTAGAGGATTAGGTTCGGTAAAAGAATTAAGAGATGGAACTGTAATGGTAGCAGAAGATTTTGAATTGGTAGGTTGGGATTTTGTATCTAACCCATCAACACATGGAGCATTTATGGCACCTTTACAGGAGTCAAAACAATGGGCAAAGATAGCAGAGGAATGTGGTAAGTGGTGTAAATCACAAGATTTAATGAGAGAAATTATAATAGAATTAAACTAATATGGCAAAGTTAATAAATTTAATACCTGGTAGAGAATTGAAAAAAGAGGCCATAGCAGATATGGATGCAAATTTACCTGCACAGATGGAAAGATTTTTGGATAGAACTATTAATATTATTAAAAGTTATAATTTACCAAGAAAAAAAGAACAATTGGTAATAGCAAAAATAATTGATGCATTAGGAATGGATAAACAACAATTAATGCAAGCGATTACTAAAATTAAGAAAAACGATATTTTAAAGAAATAGTATATGATAAAGTTAAAAGATATATTAAAAGAAACCGAAGAGTTTCAACAACTTCCAACCGAACTAAAAAGACATTTTTTAGAAATTATATCTACATACAACCAACATAGAG